CTCGTGGGTCTACATCTCATGGACACCGCCCGACCCCAACAACGTCGCCTATTACCTGCTCGGTTACGAGGTGCCCAACAACGCCGACATCATCCACGTGCGCCGCGGCGCCGACCGGTTCTACCCCGTGCGCGGCGTCGGGGTCGTCGAGGAGCACATGGGCAGCCTCAACCGTGTGGCGGCCGAGGAGATATTTGAGTCCTCGGCCCTGTCCTCGGGCGCCGTGCCCTCGGTGGCCATCATCACGCCGCAGGCCACGCTCACCCAAGACGTCGCCACCGAGGCCAAGGCCAACTGGCTGACGACCTACGGCGGCGCCACCCGTGAGCCGGCCATCCTGCCCAACGGCACGGTCATCCAACCGCTGGCGTGGAGTCCGGCCGACACACAGCTGACCGAAGCCCGCCGTATGTCGCTGACCGACGTGGCCAACATGTTCAACCTCGACTCCTACTGGCTGGGCGCCGCGGTCCAGGGCATGACATACAAGACGGCGGGCCCGCAGTACCAACAGATTCTGCGCACCAGCCTCGAGCCCGTCCTGGCCGACTTCGAGGACGTGTGGTCCGACGCCTGGCTGCCCCGGGGCCAGAGCATCCACTTCGACCGTAACCAGTTGCTCCGCGACGACCTGCCGACGACGGCGACCGCCATGGCGACACTGGTGGGAGCGGGCATCGTGAGCGCGGCCGAGGCCCGCGCCTATATGGATCTGCCGACGGCGCAGGGCGACCCGCTCGCCGTCGTCTCGGTCGGCACGCCACCGGACCAGGGCACGGGCGCCATCCCACCCGTTGCCGAGGGAGGACCAGCACAACCATGAGAACCTTCGAGGCCACCGCGTCCAACCCCGGGCCCGACGGCAACGCCACCCAACACCCGGCCTACCGCTCCGCCTTCGAGCTGCGCGACAGCGGCCGGGTCGGGAGCCACTACATCGAGGGCCGCGCCGTGCCCTATGACACCCCGGCCGACGTCGGCTGGTTCGTCGAAACCCACGCCTTCAAGTCGCTCGAGCGCTCGACCCGGGGCGGCACGGCCAAGGCGCTGCCGCTGCTGCTGTTCCACGACAACCGCTCCTGGCCGGCCGGGCACGCCGAGGCGTGGAGCCACGAGGCCGACGGGCTGCACGGAGTGTGGAAGCTCAACGACACGGCCGAGGCCCAACAGGCGGCCGAGCTGGCGCGCTCGGGCGACCTGACCGGGCTCTCCATCGGCTTCCAACCCATCCGCTCCCAATGGGAGCTCCTCGACGGCGACGAATGGAACCCCGACGCCGGGCCCGAGCACATGGACAAGGTGACCCGACTCGAGTCACGCCTGCTCGAGGTCAGCCTCACCCCGACCCCGGCCTTCTCCGACGCCCAGGTCTCCATGGTCCGCTCGGCCCGGCGGACCTACACCGGCGAAGACCGCCGGGCCTGGTTGGCCGAGAAGCCGACCCCGGCATTGGATCATTGGCAGCGCATCGCCGCCGATCTACACTCGCGCTAGCAAGGCCCGCGGCCGACCCCGCCGCTCGCCCCCGGTCACGGCCCGGGCGCCGACCACGTCGACGCCTACCCGCCGGCCACGGCGAGAGACACGTCAGCGCACCCGAAGCGCCCGAAGTGTCACCGATGCGGAGGTCCCTACCGTGAACCCTGTCCTTGAATCCCTTTACGCCCAGCGCTCCACCCAGCTCGAGAACATGGATGCGCTGCTGGCCCAGGTGGCCGCCGACGGCCGCGACCTGGTCGAGGCCGAGCGGTCCCTGCTCGAGGCCTGCCGCCAGCGCGTGGCCGAGCTCGACGCCCAGATCGAGCCCCTGGCCGCCATCGAGGCGCTGCGCGACACGCACGCCGGCACCATCTCCGCCATGCCGCGCACCGGCCTGCCCGCCGAGCCGCGCCGTGTCGACGGGGGCGAACGCTCCCCTGAGTACCGCTCGGCCGGCGCCTATGTGGTCGACCTGCTGCGCGCCCGCGGCCTCACCGAGCGAGGGGTCATCGACCATGACGCCGAGGCCCGCATCGCGCAGTTCCGCGCCGTGGCCAACCAGACCACGACGCAGACGCCGGGTATCTTGCCGACGCCCATCGTCGGCGGCGTGGTCGACCTCATCGACGCCAACCGGCCGCTCATCTCGTCCCTCGGTGGCGCCCGCGCCCTCGGGGGCATCCCCGGCACGTCCTTCACCCGACCCAAGATCACGACGCACACCACCGTGGCCGCGCAAGCGGGCGAGAAGACGCAGCTGAGCTCCACGGCCATGGTCATCTCGCCGGTGAGCTTCACCAAGTCCACCTACGGCGGCACGGTCGACATCTCACGCCAGGACATCGACTGGACGAGCCCCGCCGCCTGGGACATCTTGGTCCGCGACCTGGCCAACGTCTACGCCGTGCAGACCGAGACCGCCGTGGCGGCGGCCTTCCAGACCGGTGCCACCCATGCGCCCGTGGTGGCCGCGGCCAATACCCTCGCGGGCTGGACCACCGCCCTCTATCTGGCCGCGGCCGACAGCTACGTCAACGCCAAGATGATGCCCGACCGGATCTGGTGCAGCCTCGACGTCTGGGCCGCCCTGGGCTCACTGGTCGACGTGGCCCGGGTCGTCTTCCCCGCTGACTCTGCGGTTGGTGGTGACTCGGCCGACGGCCTCGACGCCGGCGGCTCCTCGCTGGCCAGCTTCCGCGGCGACATCCTCGGCATGCCGCGCATCGTGGTGCCGACCTTCCCCGCCGGCACGTGCATCGTCGGGCCCTCGTCACTCTTCGAGGTCTACGAGGAGGTCATCGGCCTACTCAGTGTCATCGAGCCGAGCATCCTGGGGGTGCAGGTCGCCTACGGCGGCTATGTGGCCTTCGGCTCACTCGCCGGCCCGGCCTTCGTGCCGGTCACGCCACCGGCCGGACTCGTGATTCCAACCGCCGTCGAGGAGAACGGCAACGGCGACACCCCGGCCAACGGCAACGGCGCCAAGGCCGGCGGTAAGTAAATGACCTGGACGCTCAAGTCTCGTGGCTCGTGGGGCGAGGCTACGTCGTCCGCACCGGCGACCGACTTCCCGGCGGCTCTCGCGCTGCCGGGGAGTTGGCACTGGTATCCGAACGCCACGACGCTGCTGGTCCGTCGGGACCAGTGGGGCCCGTTGGCGGCGACGCCTGGCGTTGATTCCATCGTCCCGAACGGCGGCCCGATTGCCGGCGGTACCGGCGTCACCATCAACGGCGAAGGGTTGACCGGCTCGACCGGCGTCACCTTCGGCGGCACGGCGGCGACCGGGTTCCTCGTCAACAACGACGGCATGGTCACGTGCATTAGCCCGGCCCACGCCGCCGGCGCCGTCAATGTCATTGTGCTGAACCCCCGGGGCAACGTCACCGTCTCCAACGGGTACGCGTACTCCTGATGGCGGTCTGGCCGACGCTCAAGGAGGTCCGCTCGTTGCTGCGGATGCAACCGGACCCGACCGAGGACGGGATTATCCAGACCGCCCTCTCAGCCGCCATCGACTACGGCCAGCGCCGGACCGGGAGCCAGCTGGTCGACAACGGGGACGGTACGTTCGGCCCGGGCCGCGAACCCATCTACGCCGGCGATACCACCGTCCTGCCCGACGCGGCGCACGAGGCCTGCCTGCTCCACGCCGCTCGCCTGTACCGCCGGCGCGACACCATCGACGGGACCATCGGCTTCGGTGACGTCGGCGTCGTGCGTGTCGGGCGCTATGACGCCGACGTCGAAGCCCTCTACAGCGCGGTGGGCCCGCTGGTGTTCGGTTGACGTGGAACCGCTCGAGCGTGGCCGTAGCGTTGGCCGCGGCCATCGTGGCGGCCGACGAGACCGCCACGGTCTCTGTGTTCGCCGTGCCACCGTCGACGCTCAACGTGCCGGCGGTGGTCATCGCGCACCCGGCCGAGGTGCGCTATGGGATCTCCGCCCTCGGGATCGACGAGGCCTCGCTCACCGTGGTGTGTGTGGGGGCCTTCGGGGGCGAGGACGCCATCGAGGACCTGATTGCGTTAGTGCGCGGCGTGGTCATGGCCGACCCTCAGATCTCGGGCTCGGTGCGCTCGGCCGCGCCCGACACCCAGCGCAACTGGCGCGCCGTCAAGATCGGCGGGGCGGACTTTCTCGCCGCCGACCTGTTACTTGAAATCGCAATGTGAGAAAGGTTGAACCATGGTGACCAAGACTGACGACCCGCCTGAGGTATCCCTCACCGCGGTGGGCGACCCGCCCGACATCACGGCCGCCCCGCTGATCCTCAACAACGCGTATTTCGAGTTGACCGGGGTCAACCTGCGCTGCCTGGTCAAGCACCTCGAGGTCACCCCCGAGAACAAGCTGGTCACCATCACCACCTTCTGCTCGGAGACCGACTACCCGGGCAGCACCAAGTGGCACCTGCGCGTCACGTTCAACCAGGCCTTCGCGGCCGGTGCGGTCTATGACACGCTCAACGCCGCCTACCAGGCCTACCAAGCCAGTGGGACCCCGGCGGCCTTCAAGGCCAGGGGGTATGCCAACAAGGTGGTCGGGGTCGGCAACCCGTCGATCTCGGGCTTCGCCATTCCCCAGCCCTTCCCGCTCTTGACCGGCGACGCCGGGGCGGCGTCCGAGGTCCAGATCGACTGGAACCTGACCACGCCGCCGAGCGTCGACTCGGGAGCCGTGGTGGCCACCGGGGCCAGCACCGGCGCGCCGGGGTTCTATACGCCCTCGGGGGCGAACGTGCCGGCCAACCTGGCCGCGTTGAGCGGTATTACGGCCACACCGGCCACGGCCTGGGCCACGGGCCAGTACGTCATCACCGCCGACCTGCTGGCCAACCACTGGACCGGGACGGCGTGGGCGGCCGGCAAGGCGTGATGACCACCACCCAGACGGTCGTCCTGCTCATCGAGGTGGGTGTGATCGCCGGCGTGGCCGTGCTGTCATGGCTCGGCGTCGGCCGGCGGCCCTGATGGCCACCGCCCCACAGGTCGCCGTGCTCGGCCTGCGCTCGCTCATGCGCGACCTGGCCAAGGCGTCGGACCCGCGGGCCGGCGCCATCTTGGACCAGATGAAAGCCGCCGGGGCGACTGCCGCCGCACCCGTGGCCGAGCGGGCCCGGTCCTCGGTCCCGATCGACGAAAACTCACCGCACCCGGGCCAACTGGCCGCCGACGTACGCATCGCGTCGTCGCGCTCGGGCGCCGCGGTGCGCATGGGCCGGGCCGGCGTTCCCTACGCCGGC